GAATTTATGAATAAATAAATTTTTAACACCTTAATTATGAGAGTATTTTTGTTTTTAATGCTATTTTTCAATTCTTTTGCGTGGGCGCAAGAGGAGGGTAATAAATTTTTAATCAATAAAAAACGCCTCTTTTGAAATCTTGCAATTCCAAAAAAAGCTATAGGCATGTAAGATGAATATGCCAACATGCACGCCCGTTTAGATATGATTCGAGACAGTACGCAGACGACAGAGGAACTGCAAAAGTCTATCTATACATCCGCACAGCGTACAGGATCGGCCTATACAACCATGGCTAACGGTGTCGCTAAGATGCGGATGCAAGCTGGCGATGTTTTCCAAAACAACGGCGAAACAATTGCCTTTTTGGAAACTATGAACAAGTCCTTTGTGGTCGGTGGCGCAAGCATTGAAGAACAAAAAAGCGCCATGCTTCAGCTTACTCAGGCTATGGCTAGTGGTAAGTTGCAAGGTGATGAGTTGCGTTCTCTAGCTGAGACTTCACCAGCATTAATCCAAGCTATTGCAAACAAGTTAGGCGTAAGCCGTGGCGAGGTTAAAAAACTTGGAGCAGACGGGAAGATTACGGCTGACATTGTCAAAACTGCCATGCTGGAAGCAAGCGATACGATTGACAAACAGTTTCGCAATATGCCTCTAACTTGGGGCAGGGCATGGCAGAACTTCCTGAACTTTGTGACCAAGGCGCTTGAGCCAATATCGATTAAGATAAATCAGATAGTGAACTCGTCCGCCTTCCAACAGTTTGCCCAGATTGTGGCCACGGTGCTTCAATATGTCGTTCAAGCGGTTATCTTTGCTATGGATATGATTGGGGCTGTTTGGAGTATGTTGGCGCCGATTGCTCAATTTGTCATCGATAACTGGTCTGTCATTCAACCGATTATTATCGCTGTAGCAATCGCCATAGGCACCTATATAGTTGCGATGAATGCAGCAAGTATAGTGACCAATCTATTTAGTATCGCGACAAATGTTGCGAAAGCTGCTATGGCTGGTTTTAATGCAGTTATGGCAATGAACCCAATCATGTTGATTGTGATGGCAGTCATTATCCTTATTGGTCTCTTTTATGCCTTAGTTACATGGTTTAACAATCTTACTGGTGCAGCCGTATCAGCTACAGGAATTATCATAGGGGCTATATTCTATCTAGGAATGACTATTTGGAATATACTTCTTAGTATTGTCAATGTAGCTATCTGGGTGATTAATATGATGCTACAAGGCGTCTTTTGGTATGTGAATACCGCAATAGAATTCTGGATGTTTCTCTATCAGGCTATCTTAACTATTTTGATAGGCATTTTAGACTTTATCGACTGGTTTGTTACTGGTGCTGTTAACTTATGGAACGAGATGTCTTTCCAAGTACAAAGCGCTTGGTATGATATCGCTCAAGGCGGACGTGATATGGCTGTCGCTATTGCAGGTTTCGTAGATAATATGGTCAATAGTGTTATCGGTGCAGTCGAGGGTATGATTAACTCTGTCCTTGGTGGATTTAACAAGATGATAGGGTTCTTAAATGGCCTTGGGTTGAACGTCAAAGCAGTTGGTTCAGTCTCACTAACCAGAAGTAACTTCGCTGGAAATATCGCTGGTGCAATTGATAGTATGCAAAAACCAGTTAAGAAGACCTTTGAAGGCCTTCACTTGGCAGACGGTCTCAAACAACACAAAGCTAGTTTAGAAACTCCGCACCTTGATGCTCCACAACTTGGTTATCTTGAACTCGGAGACCGAATGGGAGCCTTTAATAAAGGGTATGAAATCGGTAAAGGTATCGATAAGGCAGTCGGTGGTTTCTTCAAAGGAGCTGGTGATGCCAACGGGGCAGGAAACAATTTCTTGGGCGACCAAGGAAAAACACCTTACGAACTCAGCCCAGCAAGTTCAGCACCTGGACAAGGAGCTGGAGGACAAGGCGGAGGCGGTGGCCACAATCCTACTGGTGGTAAATTAGATAAAGTCGGCAAGATTGAAGATGAAATCAAACTGGACGATGAATATATCAAGTTAATTAAGGACGTTGCGACCATGAAGTGGCAACAGAACTTTATTACCTTGAAACCAGAGATTGTCACCAACATTGACTCCATCAACAACGCTGGCCAGTATGCTAACGTATTGGATGATTTGAATGCAACGATTGTAGACGCTTTGAACAATGGCGCTGACGGCCTTATGGCTTACTAGGAAGGAGGTAGCAGATGTTTATATTTATTGAAGGCATTAAATTGCCAGTGAATCCAGAAGAAATCAAACTGGAGGACAAACAAGGAATTGAGACAGTCGCTATCATCGATACTGGTAACGTTCCGCTTGTCGGAAATCCAGAGCTTCAATCGATTGAGTTTGAATCCTTTATTCCTAGTGGAAGATACGATGGAAATTACCAAAGGAATAGCCGTGTTTCTCCAGAATCCTTTGTATCATCTATTCGTAAATTTAAGACGGAAGGCACTCCTATTCAATTAATGATTGGGGGTGCTTTTGGTTCTGCTATTAACGGGAAATTTCTAGTGGAACAGTTCGATGTCTCTACCAAGACAGGATATGAAAATGATCTGATTTATAAGATTAAGTTCTTACAATATCGGTCTCACAAACCACGGAAAGTCACCATCAAAGACAAACAAGCACTTGAGGCTACTAAAAAGAAACCGCAGGCAAAAGCTACTGAAGAACGTAGCCCTACAACTGAGAAACCTGCTCAAAAAAGCCATACGGTTGTGAGCGGTGATACTCTGTGGGGGATTGCTCAGACATTTTACGGAGATGGCAGCCGATATACTGAAATTTACGAAGCCAACAAAGACAAAATCAAAGACCCTCATTGGATTTATCCTGGACAGGAGTTTGTGATACCATGATGCAATTATTCTATCAGAACAATAAAACTGGAGATACATGGGATTTAGCGACTGTGTCTGAAAAGGTCGAATTCAAGACAACTAGAAAAGGATCGGCTTGGAGTGTGGAGATTAGCTTGTATAACTCTACAAAAGTAGCCTTTGAATATGGTTCTCCGCTCGCTTTTAAGCTAGATGATAAAGAGGTATTCTTCGGTTATTTGACCAAAGTCAAGTATGAGAAAGACACCAAAACAACCTTGACTTTTCATGATCAGATAAAGTACTTACTACGCAATATCAACTTTGTTGCCAGGGACAAAAACGTCAATCAAATTGTCTCGGCAATCGCAGGAGATTTTGACTTGAAGGTCGGGGAACTAAAAGCCCCAGCCGTGACCTTATCCCCTCAACTAAAGGAGGACAAGAAGGCTCTGGATATTATTCAGGAGGCCATGGATGAGACCTTGGTGCAAAGTGGAGAATTGCTGGTTTTGTATGATAAGTTCGGCGAGTTGACGTTAACGACTCCGAAAAACTTACCAATCCAGTACATTATCGGAAATGAATCCTTTATGTCTAGCTTTGAGTTTGAAGGTTCGATTGAAGATAGTGCTAATATTGTCCGCTTGATCCAAGAGAACAAAGAAACCAAAAAGAGAGAGGTCTACATCTATCAGGACAGCTACAACATCGGCGCTTGGGGAAAACTTCAGTATATGAAAAAAGTGGATGAGAAAGCGACTGAGGGGCAAATAAAGCAATGGGGTGAAATGCTCTTGAAGATGAAAAACCGTCCTAAAGAAACTTTCAGTCTAAAAGCCGATATTGGAAGTATTGACTTTTTAGCAGGTCATGCAGTCTATGTGGATGTTAAGGATATTGAGAAGAAGGGATGGTATGTCATTGAAGAGGCGACTCATTCCTTCAGTGCAGAAAAGCACACGATGGAAATTAAATTATTCATGGCAGGAAGTGAGTAGATGGAAGTAATAGAAAATCTAAAGAAATTGATTAGTAATTTCATTGAAAATCGCCAGTTCGCAAAGATAACGACTGGTGTAGTTTTATCGGTTTCTCCACTCAAAATCCAATTGACCAATAAGTTGATTTTAGATGATTCCATGCTTGCTGTCACATGGACCGATGAAGCATTGGATCCTGAATACGTTGGGCAAACCCTTCATCTCATCAGACAAGATGGTGGAGGGTTTTATTATGTCTTGTACAAGAAGATATTCCACTACAAGCGCAAAGTGAAAGGGGGTTCTGATGAATGAGTACTCCTAAAACAAACTTTTTAAACATCGCTAAAAATGTTGTCGAAGCTAAGAAACAGCCTAGCTTAACACTAGATGAAACCAATATCTTGCTGGAAACAGATGGTATTCATGCTTTGAGGCAATCCATCAGACGCATGCTGACGACTGAACGGTTTATCTATACGATTTATGATCATCGGTACGGTGTCGAGTTAGATGCTCTATTTGGTGGGGATATGGATTATGCCCAGATGGATATTGCACGACGCATAAAAGAAGCCTTATATGAAGACGACAGGATTCATGAGGCTCATTCTTTTTCTACTAAGGTAAAGAAAGATGAGTTTTATGTGCAGTTCATGGTTGATAGTGATTTTGGAACATTTGAGATGGATTTGGAGGTGAAACGATGATAAAGGTAAAAACATATCCAGAAATTTTAGAGGATATGCTGGCCTTGTTCGATGATAAGTATGACAAAAGACAAGGGTCTGTCTTGTACAATCTAGTTGCGCCTGCAGCTCGAGAAGTTGCCATTCAGTATACGGTCTTAAAATCGTATGAGGAAGTCAACTTTTTAGATACGAGTACAGGAATTTTTTTAACTCGTTTGTGTAGGCAGTTCGGAGTTGAACGCTTGCCAGCCACGGCATCGGTCCGACTGGTTCAATTCAAACAGGAAATCCCACTCGGAACCCGTTTCAGTGTGGTTAATAGCGAGTATAACTTCCGTGTCTTAGAACGTCGCTCTGGATTTGAGTATAGTGTAGTAGCTGAACAAGTTGGTAGTGCTCCTAATTATGTAAGAGGTCAACTCATCAACATTGATGTATTGAGCGACTTTAAAGGAGCAGAAATCGGCTCTGTTATCGTCGTAGGAGAAGACGAAGAGACGGATAAGCAACTCCGTAAGCGTACCATTGAATACTTGAAAACACCGACCTTAAACGGGAACATCGCCCAATACAAGAAGTGGGCCAGTGAGTTCGTTGGTGTTGGTTCAGCACTTATTGAACCGCTTTGGAAAGGACCTAATACAGTTCGTGTATCGATTACAGACGCTGACGGTAATGAAGCTAGTTCGGAACTTGTAAACAAGTTCAAGAATTACTTAGATCCTGAACCAAGTGGCCACGGATTAGGTGTAGCTCCGATTGGTGCTTATGTGACTGTTCAGTCTGTAAGTGGCTACAATGTTCGCATTACTGCAACTATCAAGATTGATGAAGATGTAGATATTGAAACAATCAAGAACGAAGCTAAAACTCAACTTATCAAATACTTACGTGAAGAAGCATTTGAAGAAAAAGAGGTTCGGAACTATAAAGTTGCCACAATCATTGACAGGATTAATGGGGTTCGAGATGTGGACCGTATTTTATTGAATGATAGGGAACAAAGTATCGAATTATCAAATACTATGCTTCCTAAATTAACGGAGGTAACTATCAATGTCGCACGTTAGATATCGTATGTTATCGGCTTTACCAGAGGTCTTAGATCCAACAATCAATGATTTGTTTGAAGCTGAGATTCCAGAGTTGGAATTGATTACAGACTTAATCTTTGATACCAGACGGTTGATGCTGTTGCCAGAAGCTACAGAAGACTGGCTTGCAAGGTGGGAAAAGGCCCTTCAGGTAAAACCGAAAACAACCGATTTGGAAGAACGAAGGCGGTATCTAATCACTTTAATTTCTTCCAAAATCAAAATTAACTCAGTGAGCTTACAAAAAATTACAAAGAGCTTTACGAATGTCAATAACTTAGTAACAGTCAAGGATTCAGCGGTGCATATCCGATTTTTAGGAAAACTGCCGACTGGATATTTGAACCGTTTTTTAAAGTATGTGCGTGAGTTGATTCCTGCTCACTTAGGGATCCAATTCTCAGTTGAAGCGCCAATGATAAATAAAATTTATATTAGTGGACACACGCTTTTAGATGTTCGTACAGTTCGATTCAAGTAAAAGAAAGGAGCGATTAGATGGGATATTTTATCCAGCCGATACTGACCGATAAAGCAAGTAGCGAAACAGCTCTAGCTATTCAAAATAGAGAGCCGTTAGTATTTACTCGTATTGCTTTGGGAAGCGGTCGGCATCGGACAGACGCTGGTAAGAAAAACGATGTAGCTCAAGTGGTTCATTCTCTACAAGTTGCACAATCTATATCAACTGAAACAGCGGATACAATTCGTATCGTGGCACGATTGGATAATTCACGTATCGAGCGTGAAATGATTGTGAACGAAATTGGTGTTTTTGCAAAACGTGGAAATCATGAAGAATTCATGTACATGTATACTTGGGCAGAGCAAGGGGATGTTATTCCTCCCAAAACATCTGCTTATGTGTATCGAGACTACGATTTCAATACGACCATTAGCAAGAATAGTCAGATTACCATTCAATACAATGCTAATAATTTGGTCTATGCCTCTATTTCTGAGTTGAAATCAACAGAAATTAAGCTGCAAAATAGCATTGACAATCATAGCAGAGATACCTCACGACATGTATCGGTTGAGGAACGTACAAAATGGAACGGGAAAGCTGAGGCAACCCATCGCCACAAAGTATCTGATATTGATGGCCTTGAAGCTATCATCGGTAATCAAACAACAAATAAAGCGAATCAGGCAGACCTAACTGGTCACATTCAAAACCAAAACAACCCACACAATGTCACTAAGCAACAAGTGGGGCTAGGGAATGTCACGAATGTTGAGCAAGCAAGTAAGCAAGATCTTCAAAATCACTTAAACAATCATAACAACCCTCACGGTGTTACCAAGACTCAGGTTGGATTGGGAAACGTGACAAATGTGGAACAGGCTAGTAAGCAGGAGTTCAACGCTCACGCTACTAATCGAAAGAATCCGCATAATGTGACGAAAGAGCAAGTCGGTCTAGCAAATGTGACAAACGTAGGACAAGCCAGC